CCCAGACAAAACCGCGATCTCGCAAGAAGCAAATTCTAACCATAGTCTATGGTGAGAATGTCCTACACTTCTGCAAGATCGCTACGCAGAGGACGCCGCCGAAATCTCATATGAGAAATCAGCTGCGCCATCTGCAGGGTATGTCTCCAACGGGAAATAAGGCCGATGGATTTTCGAAAGATAGTGTACAAGACGCTATCAAGAGAAATAGGAGGGAGTTGTTAGATAGACATTGGTTAAGTCTGGTTGCAGCTTGGTCCGAAGTTCACGGTATCGTGAGGCACTATGGGAGGAGGAATCGCAAGACTATTCTAAGACCATTTATCCATTGGATAAAGGGTCTAATAGACCGCGGACCTCCCGCACTAAGTGACTGGGCACATAGAGTTCGAAGTAAAGCTCTATCTGCCGTTAGTCGCGCGGTCAACCTGTTCATTGCTTCTACAATTTCTCGTACCATCAATTGGCACAGGACAAACGACGAACTAGCTAAGGCTGAACAAGAGGCAATTTCACGATGGAAATCACCTGCTGTCCAGGCGCCCGGAGACTTCACAGTGAAGTTCGGAGCGTTCTTGGCTAAGTTGTCGAAGACGACGAAAGTTAGAAAGATTGATGCCCTTGTGATCATACCGAGTAGAAAAGCCTGTTATGAGCGCAAAGGCGGCAACAAACATGGAGGCGTGTCTCAGGAATTATTGGAGCTCTGGAACGACAGAGCTGCAGTGTCAAATCATCCGGAGCGATACATAAGTACCGCTCAGAAGTCAATGACGCGCAGCGCTGCCACACCCTGGGCACCACCTATTCCGAAATTCGAGAGGACCGACAGACAGCTGTTAACAGATGCCTTTGGTACGACTCAAATTGGGACATGCTCTATGCATGAAGCCGAAGCGAGACACAGGAGGATGAAAGCAGAGAGAAAGAACTTAACTAGGAAACCAGTTCATGTTGACAACATTGACACAGTCGAGAGAGACCCGCAAAATACGTTACTTATGTGCCTATCTATAATGCGCGAGACGCCCACTTCAAAAGTGAGGCCAGTCGCGATTAGAGAGAAAGGTGGTATGATACGCACTGCGAGTCTCCACCCATCGTTCGAGACCCACGTCGCACGACAGTTAGTCAGTCGACACTTACCGATCCTTCAGAAACTTGGCGTCTGCCAGGTACTCAGAGGCTCGAAAGTGACACTAAAAACTGTCGACGGCGGGCAGACGTTCTCCGCTGACCTTTCCAAGGCAACCGACATGTTTGGCCACGACATATCCCAGAAAATCTGGGCGATGTGGTGTCACACATTGAAGGAGCCGACATGGGTAGGACAGGCGGGTGAAAGGCTGCTAGGGGAGAAGCTACTAAAAGATGGTCAGTATACCACATGTGGAATCCACATGGGGCTGGGCATCTCTTGGATTGTGCTAAACTTGCTCAATCTCTACTGCGCACACGAAGCAGGAATTAAATTCCGCTCGATGTCCGTATGTGGAGATGATCTAGTCGCACACGCTACTACTACTCAGATTCAAGAGTACAAGGTCCAGCTTAAAAAGCATGGTCTTGCTCCGAATGAATCTAAGGAGTTCATCGCACGATCAGGTGTCTTCTGTGAGATGTTGTTAACCGAGAAACAGATTAAGACACGATTTGACGTCAAGGAGAACCGGTCTGCTAAAAAGCAGACGTTATATCGACTTGAGTCAGAAAGCGTACCGAAGCTGTCTGAACTTGGTGCTAGCAAGTATCTAGGACGATTCCAGAACTGTAGAGTCACCGCACTTACATCTATACCAGACGGTACCACGAGGGTAACACGTTGGTTAGCAAGTAAAATGCGAGCGAAACTACGAGATCGAAACGTCCCCGTTGGCCCTATTAACATGGGCGGCAACGGTCTCTCCGCAGTACCCTCCAGCAGTCAAGCGTTTCGCACTCTGAAACGAGGCACGATTTCACGTAATCCGAAGATGGCCAAACTTAGCCATGAACTTCGAAGTACCCTGCTAGTAAGTAACAACCCCACAGAGGGAGCGCACAAATTCGCAGACGTAAGAAATCTCTACTATCAGCGGGAGTTCTACAATGGAACAAATCTCGGCCTGGAGCGCAATGACAAACAACAGTTTGACGCCTCCAGAGCCTACAACTTCCGTCGAAAGATATCGAGGAAGGAATGGGTTGATGCACTTAAACAGAGCAAGCTAAACAGCAAGGACACGAGGGTCCTGCTAAACAGAATGCACTCTGGATGTGATCCGACCAGAAGAGGGTTTAGAAAAACTCTTACCTCTCTGCTCAACAAATCACATCACGAATACGTGAACGAATACGACGAAAACTTAAACCTGACAAAACGACAGTCTACGCTAACATCTCCCGAGTGGGAGAATGAGGTCACCTA